GTGGAGGCACGCAGGGCAGTTTCATGCGTCTGCACCAGCTGCGGTAGTGGTTTGCCACTTGGTTCGCGTTCAGACTGCCGACCAGTCGTCCGGTCTTCGTGCCGTGGCGTAGTTCCGCCAATCGTTTGACCGCGAACCGTGGCAATGCGACGGTACGTCGGCTCAGATCGGTCTTCGGTTCGGTCACGGTCTCATGGCCCGCCACCCACTGCACCGACCTTTTCACCGTGACGGTGCCGCGACGCAAATCCAAGTCGGCCCATTCCACGCCGACCGACTCGCAGCGGCGCAATCCGGCGCACACGGACACCAATAGCCACGCTTCCAATGGATGCCCGTAGAAGCCTTTCAACAGGCGTCGGACTTCCGGCGCTGACAGCACTTGCGGCTCGTAATGCCGTAGGCGTGGCAGGCGTATCTCGCGTCTGGTCACGTCATTGTCGGTCAAACCGCGTTTGAACGCGAGTCGCAGTATCGCACGGAACACCGCGTAGGCCTTGCGTGCCGCTCCCGGCTTGTCGAAGGAGTCCAACCATGATTCGATATCCGCCACGCTGATCGCGTCCATGTCCCTTCCGCTCCATTGCGGGAGGATATGGCAATTCAGGGCGCTTTCGTAGCCTACTTTGGTGCATTCGCGGAGTTTCGCACATGAGGGTTTCCAAACGGTGGTCACGAATGTGTCGAAAAGCATTGGTTCCTTTCCAATTCTGTTGAATAATCCCACACATCGTCGTGTTGCCGTGGGCACGCGTGTGTGTGGGTTTTCCTGTGGTTCCGTATTCCTGTTTTTAGGAGGATATTTTGACTCAGATCAATTTCGATTTCGGTCATCCAAGTGCGGATGGCGTAGCGGATTTGTGCGGCGAACTGGTGCATGTGGTGCCGACTGGCCGGTTCATGGTCGGCAAGCGCATCGTCGTGCGTGACTCTTTCGACGTGCGACTGTCGGAAACCGGCACTGCCACCGTTGACGTTCCGCCGACTGACGGCACGTTTGCGTATGAGGTGGCTGTCGGAGGGAAGAAGGATACATGGCGTTTCGTCCGATGAGTGCAGGTACCAAACTCGCAAACGCCAGTCAAATTCGCCGATTTGGTGGACGTGGATTCTGCCACGCTCACTCCGACCATCATCGGTAGTCCGCTCACCGAACTCACCGACGAGGACATCGACTGGATCAGCCAGTTCGTCGTCGCCGGGACCAACATCAACCAGAAAGGCGCAAAATGACAGTAGACACCAAGAAAATCGTCCGCGTCGACGGCCTCGCACGCGCCATCACCGCGAGCCTCAACGCCACCATCGGCAAGGCCGGCAGCATCCAGGGGCCGAAGGGAGAGAAGGGCGAGAAGGGCGAGAAGGGCGATATTGGTCCTTGAGGTCCTCAAGGCCCTCAAGGACCTCAAGGCCTTCAAGGTCTGCGAGGCATCCAGGGACCGAAGGGCGACAGGGGCGAAGCGGGCACGGTAACCCCTGCCGCTGCAATCGCCGACCTGACGGCAGCACCCACTGCCGGAGACTTCAACTCCCTGCTTAATGCCTTGCGCGCGGCGGGCCTCATGGACAGACCCACGACCACGCCGAAGGTGCCGGTCAAAAGCATCTCGATCTCTCCATCGTCCCCGACCGTCAAAGAGCACGGTACATTACGCCTCTCAGCGACGGTCAAGCCTGACAACGCCACCGACAGGACGGTATCATGGTCTTCCGGCGACAAGCTGACCGCTACCGTCACAAGTGACGGAACCGTGACCGGAATCAAACAAGGAACGACGAGCATAACCGCCACCGCAAGAGATGGGTCAAAGGTCTCCTCGACAGTCACGCTGACCGTCACCTCGGTGCCGGCACAGACCGAAACCGTCGATGTCTTCATCGGCGATTCGACCACTGCGATTTGGGGTAATGCACCAGCGGATAAAAACTGGACGACTCTGATCGCAAACGCCGACGGGGTTGGGAACATCAATGTCGCGGTCAGCGGCGCAGGGTTCCTGAACGATGCGGGCAAAAAGCATGCATTCCCCGATCAGGTCACGACTGCAATCGGCAAGACGCAGGGGAAGACCGTCCGTCGAGTTTTCCTCGTCGGGCTGAGTAACGATCAAGCCCTCATCAAATCAGGTATGGATGCCGAGATAAATGCCATGACGAAGACCGCCACAATGATCAAATCCGCATGGCCCGGAGCGCAGCTGATCTACATCGTCGAAGTCGCGCCACAGACCACATCTTCTCGGAGCATAGTGAAGTCGTTCAGCAGCGTCATCAATCAGACGTACTCTCTGTTCGAGAGCAATGGGTTCAACGTCGCGCGCGAATGGTTCGACTGGCTGCCGGACGGCAAGGCAAATGGGTACCTGTACGACTCGATGCATCCTAATGCCAAGGGAATGAATGTCGCCGCGCACAAGATCCGCGAATGGGTCAACACTCTTTCGGGACCAAAGATTAACGGCGAGATTCCGGCATGGAGTGAATGATTTTCATGGCATGTCGGATTGCCACTCGCGTTCGCCGCCTCTGACCACCCGTATTAACCAATATCAAAGCCCCGCCATGTGCGGGGCTTTTCCATAAAGGAGATGTAATGTGCTGCAAAATTTCCTAGCCGGGTTCGGGGGAGTGGGTGGCGCGTGCGCGCTCATCACGCTCGGATTGAAAGTCTGGCCTGGCGCACTGGACGCGCTGGCGACCGGATTGTATTCGCACGTGCGGCCGGAACGCCTGCCCTACGATTCGCCGCTCTCGCAGCATTTCGCAAAAACACGGCAGCTAGGCGAGCGTACTGAGAAATTCGATGGACGGTTGGACGAACTCTGCCGCGACACGATCAAAAACACGATCATCAGCCTGATCTACGGCGACAAGGACACCGACCACAGCGAGGCCGTCAGCTACGAGCTGTCAAAGCTTGAGAAATTGGACGCGCAATGCTGGATAATCGCTGCCGCCGAAAAATATTTGGAGGACCGGCAGTGACGCATCTCATGATCGCAGTCGGCCTATACCTGCTGCTCCTCACGCTCGTCCTCATGTTCAATCACGGCGCGCACAGGCATTGATTTTCACACTTCAAAGCCATCCCATTTCGGGATGGCTTTTCTATTTGCCCTTGACTTGGGGCGGGAAGGAGAGGATGTGGGCATCCTCAACAACAAAGGCAAGCCGAAGCACAAGCGTCTGCGTCGGCATATCGGCAAACCGTTGACCGCGTTGGCTGCGGTGCTGTGCGTCGCTGTCGCGCCGGTCGCCAGCGCGGATATGAACGTCATCGACGTTTCCGGCTGGCAGTCGGCTGACGTGACGCGCGTGGTGGACGCTGACGCGGCCATCGTGAAGATCACCGAGGGTAGCGGCTACGTGAACCCGTCTTGGCGCAGTCAGACCGATTGGGCGCGTCAGACCGGCAAAGCTTGTGGCGGCTACCATTACGCGGACGGCGGCAACGTCACCGCCGAGGTGAACCATTATTTGAACCAGTTCAACGGTTATGTGGGCCAGTGTGTGCTCGCGTTGGACTGGGAGTCCAACGGCAACGCAGCTTGGGGTAACGGCGATTGGGTGCGCCAGTGGGTCAACCAGGTGTATTCGCGTACCAAGGTCTGGCCGATCGTGTACGTGCAGGACAGTGCCGTGTATCAGATTCCGTCCGACGTGCGAGCCCATTGCATGCTGTGGAAGGCTCAGTACGCTTCCATGAACGCGACCGGCTGGCAGTCCACTCCGTGGAACGCCGGCAGCAAGGGCGAGGGCATGGTGCAGTATGCGTCCACCGGCTATCTGAACGGTGTCGGCCCGTTGGATTTGAACCTGTTCTTCGGTGAGCGTGACGCTTGGCAGAAGATCGCGAACGGTGATCGCGGCAAGACGAATGCCGAGGTGAGGCATGATCCGGTCAGGCCGCAGGTCACTGTCACGCCGGATTACAACGACATGGCCACGAAGGTCATTCGCGGCGTGTACGGCAACGGCAATGAGCGTCGTCAGGCTCTTGGCGGTGCCTATGACACGGTGATGGCGATAGTTAACCAGCGTCTCGGCGGTTCTGGCGGCGCATCGTCCGCCGCGAATTGCTGCAGCGTGTGCGTGACCGGCGGTTACGGCGGGGCGCTCAGCAGCCTCGCGGCACGCAATGGCGGTTCGTCGAACCAGTACACGGGCTACCGTTCCGGCAATCCGAACGTCATCTACGCTGGCGAGACCGTCTGCCGTCGCACCGGCGCGGCCAGTACGTCCACGGTCGCCACCGGTGGACGGTACGTGGTGCGTTCCGGCGACACCCTCGGCGGCATCGCCGCATATTACAGGGTCAACATGTACAGCATCCACGGGTACCGTTCCGGCAATCCGTCGTTGATCTATCCGGGCGAAACACTCTACTGGTAAGGAGACCGATTATGGTCGATGAAGTCAAGGAGACTCAGAATGACGGCGAAAAGCCGCAGGAAGAAACAGGCGAAGAAAACAACTACATCCTGCCGGACGAAGCATACAAGGTGCTGAAGTGGTTGGCGCTTATCGCGTTGCCCGCTTTGGCTGTGTTCGTGTATGTGGTAGGCCCAGCATGGAACCTTCCATGCGTTGACCAGATCGTGACCACGTTGAACGCTCTGGCCGTCTTGGTTGGCGCTTTGATTGGCGTCAGCGAGTTGAAGGCAAAGTATTCCGAGTAGAAACCTTTCATTTCTCTAACATGATGTTGGAGAGGTGTAAGAATACTATGACCTACTCGTACATTGAGCACGCGTTGCCCCTCTCTCAGCTACGGCTGGGGGAGGGGCTTTTCTGCGTTTTAGGGCTTCTATTCGCCAGCCCGTTCTATCTGCTTCAAGTCTAATGCGGAGTTCATTGTTTCCATCGCGGCCAATCGTTCCTTCAATCCGGCATGACGGTAGTGTTCGACCATCAGACGGCTGGAATGGCCCACGATCTCTTCCACCAGTCCGACATCCACGCCCATTGACATGAGGATGGTAACGACGGTATGACGGGTTTCGTGACGGCTCCTATGCTCCGCATTGGGCACTCCCGCCGCTTCCAACAGTTTGCGGAACTGTTCGATATCCTCTTCCGGTTCGATAGGGGAGCCGTCATCATGACGGAACAGGAGTCCATGCGGGTTCGGTATTTCAGCGGTATCCAACAGGTAGGCTTCGAGTGTCTGCGCCAATGCGGGAATGATTGGCACTTTCCTGCCACGCTTCGATTTCGGCGGGGTGAGACACCAGCGGCCTTGCAGCTCGATCATGTCGAAGCCGTCTGGAATACGCCACCTCCATTGCGGACATGCGGCACCACGCTTGTATCCGCACGGGTACACGCCTTTACGGTCTGGTTCGCCGCAACCGTGCTCCTTCTTCAACTCCTCCAGTTTCCAGTTGACGGCGTATTCGCCGTAGGGGATGCCGTTTGCCGTGGTGGTCAGTTCGAGGTCTTGGAGTGAAGCCCCCAAGATTTCGCCGGGGCGCATACCGGTGCATAGTCTGAACCATTCCCTCGCACCCTTGCGGATGCCCAACTCGTTGGCGGCTTGGAGGATACGCTTCGCCTCGTCATCGGTGAATGCGGTACGTTCGTGCGTTTCGTTCTTGCGTTCGTCGGCAAGACTGATGTCCTTGTCCTTCGGAGTGGGAACGCCCCCCATCGGATTCGTGGGAAGAATCCTATCCGCTACGGCCGCATTGCAAATCTGATTCAACGTGGTGTGCGTCTGACGGCGGAGACTGAGACTGGCCTTCACATGCATTTTCTTGCCATCGATGGTCTTCACGACGGTAAGACCATTTACGATGCGGTCGCAGACTGCGGCGTTCAGGTTCGACATTTTCTGCGAATGGTACGGGCGCAGATGCTTGCGGACGATGGTTCGATAGTTGGCGAAAGTCTTCGGGTCTGCATCCCTCTGCCGTCGTTCCAACCATTGTTCCGAATATGCGCCCAACGTGACTGACGTGTTGCTGGTGCTGCCGAATTTGGCTCGCTCTTGGAGCAGTTCGGTCAGACGCCGGTTCGCGTCGGCGTACTTCTTGCAGCTGTAGGTCTTCCCGTCGATCTTGAACTCGAAGCTGGGGTAAGCCTTGATTGTGCCATCGGCCAGCTTCTTTTTCCGTTCGACTTTGTATGGGTAGACGATGCCGTTTCTTGCTTTGCGTGCCATGATTACCTCCTTGCTTCCATATTCTCAGACATTCTCAGACTTCCATTTGACCTTCACTTGCGGGTCAAGTGAGGGTCAAGTGAGGTTAAACCGTTGGAATGAAGCCGTTTTGCCCAATCGTTCCAAGGGGTATTCTATCAAACTCTCTAACTGTTAATCGGACGGTCACTGGTTCAAGCCCAGTCGCAGGAGCTTAGGCGGAAACCCTTATGGGAGTAGGGTTTCCGGCAGAAACGGGGAGAGCCGCCAAGGGAGCTGAGGGCGGTTATTCTCTCCAATTCTCAGACAAACTCGCGGAACCATCACGAAAAAACCAAAAAAGGCATCACGACACGCCGATAAGGCGTTCAGTGGACGATCTGTGGGATGTTCGGCGGCGTTCGCCGTAAGGCCGCTGGCATATCACATGGGCGAGGGAGAACACGGAGAGAATAGGAGAGAACGCGGACCGCGCACCGGCGTTTCACGCGTGTCAGAAGCGTACCGTCCTCCGACCGTTCGATGTCGACCGTGTCGCCCGCATGGCCGCGCCCGTGACCATCAGGGCAGGCCGATTCTCTCCCGGAAGTGTGGGAGAGAACGGAAAGGCAGGCGCGGACAGGAAAGACCGCAGTGGACGTAGATCATGGACGTTCGACCGGGAACCCGACCATGGGAACGCCCTCATGATTCGTGCTATACAAAACCCAGTAAGGGGGTATGGATGTCTCACTATGTGAGACTTCACGAACTCTACACAAATACCGTTGACACGGTGTCGAAAACACGCAAAAACATACCCCCTTTACACGAATTAACACTTTCGTTACATGTTCGTAACATAAAAACCGCCATTTTCCAACGATTTCAAATTTGCGTGTTGCGGTCACACGTGACCGCAGCGTGACCGCAGCGTGACCGCAAATGACCGCAACCCCCGTAAGGTCGAGAAAACGTTGGAACGACGCCGTTTTCAGCACATAAAACAGGCCAAAAAACGGCAAAAACACGGTAATACTAGTAAGTAAACCTACTCTTATAATATTAGAATTAAGTAAACCTATAAGAACTTGAATTAACCCAAGAGTTTACTTAACCTGCGAGAAAGAAAAAATGTTTTAATTACTCGCTTCGCTCGTAATTAACACATCAAAAAGAAAGTCCGCGTGCTAAAATTGCGTCAGAAGCCAGCCAAACGGCTTGACAAACCGCCAGCAGGCACTCCACGACCGGTCGGCATCTCCCCGCCGCCCATCTCCCCAAACGCAACCACGAAGGACAATCCGCCCCCAATGCAATCCGAATCCGCCGAAGAACAAGAAGCGTTCCTCTCCAAAGCCGACCACCTCCACAAGTGGAGCGGCGAATACCAATACGAAAACCTCCTTCTCGACGTGCTCCAAAACGGCATCCCGTCCAACGACCGCACCGGCGTCGGCACCATAAGCCTGTTCGGCACACGCATGGAGTTCGACCTATCCAAAGCCTTCCCCCTCATCACCAGTAAGAAGGTCTTCCTCAAAGGCGTCATCTACGAGCTTCTATGGTTCCTCAAAGGCGACACCAACGTGCGTTGGCTACAGGAGCACGGAGTGCACATCTGGGACGAATGGGCGGACGCCAACGGCGATCTGGGACCCGTCTACGGATGCCAGTGGCGCAATTGGCCGACCGACCTCGGCGGCATCGACCAGATCGCCAACGCCATCGAGACCATCCGCGAAGACCCGCACTCCCGACGCATCATCATCAACAGCTGGAACGTCGAATCCCTAAGCCGGATGGCATTGCCGCCATGCCACTGCCTGTTCCAGTTCCATGTGCGCGGCGACAGGCTCGACTGCCAGCTGTACCAGCGTTCCTGCGACATGTTCCTCGGCGTGCCGTTCAACATCGCGGAATACGCGCTCCTGACCATGATGGTCGCCCAGCAGACCGGCTACAGGCCAGGACGGTTCATCTGGGTGGGCGGGGACACCCACATCTACAGGAACCACCTGGAACAGGTCGTGAAGCAGCTTGAACGCGAGCCGCGCCCGTACCCGCATATGAGCATCGACAAGGCGTCTGGCATCGACGCGTACACGTATGACGACTTCCACCTGACCGGCTATGACCCATGGCCCGCGATCAAGGCACCGGTGGCCGTCTGATATATAAAAAACGGGGACATCCTCATAGAAGGGATGTCCCCGTTTTTTTGTATGCGGTCACATCATGCTGTCCGACGACGCCACGATGAGCACGACCACTACACACAGGACGATGCCGAGGCCAAGGAAAATCCACGCGTTCGCCACATGGGTTGAATTACGCGAGTTAATGTACTTCAACGCCTGCTCCTTCACCTTGCGCTCCACCTCGTCCGCGTCATCCTCGGATTCAGCCACGCTCTCATACAATTCGGACAACGGCTTCTGCTTGCCGCCCGCATCCTCCATACGCTCCAACTCGTACTGCGTCTTCCAGTCGATCACGCCGGACATGCGGATGCCGTTCCTCACGGCCATCTGCGTCAACAATACGAACACGGCGAAACCGACGAACACAGCCGCGATGACGATAAGAAAACTCATGACGCTCTCCTTTGCTCTCCTGCAATATGTCTCAACAGAGATTATCCCCCCCAATTGACGGCTGATAAATCATGGGCGTTTCTCAAACAAGCCATCCTTGAGAATCTGCCGGTAATCCGCGAGAACCTGCATGGTCACGTCCAGCTCCGCCGCCATATGCCAGGTGTCGCCGTCCCACAGCTCTTCGGCCATGGCGAACTCGACCGGGCTTATCAGCATCAACGCCGTCTCGCGACGCGCCCTACGCTCGCACTTCACGCCGAACCGCGTGCCGCAGCCAAGATCACGATACTTCGCGTGCACAAGCTCATGGCATAGGGTGCAGAGCCTCTGCCGGTCGTTCAACCAGTCGGCAAGCCATATCGTCCGCAGCCGGTCGCAGTACAGGCCGCAGGTAGTGCCTGGAATATCGGATTCCAAAACCTTCAAACCCATGTGCTCGGCCTGACATTCCAAAACGTCGATGGTGATTCGAGACATTGTTCCCTTCGTATTATTAGGCGGCGGCATCATGATTGAATACCGCCGCCATATTCGTTGATGTCGTCAGTCTTCCGGTGTTTCGGCTTCGAGTCTCGCGTTCGGATCGTCGTTCGCGGCCATGTCGAATTCTTCACGGTAGATGATCGGACTGTTCACCCAGTCGGCGTCCGCGTTCTCCTTGAGACGGCGTGCGAGTTCCTGAAGCAGCTCGTCATTCGAAGCGTCATGCAGCTTTGCGACGGTCTTTCCGTTAGCCATCTCGTCGGCTCTTATATATCCGAACTCAACCAGAGCTTCTACGGGATTTTCGTCATATGCTCTAGCGATGATGATTACCGACTCGGCGCTGAACTCGCATCCTTTGTTGTATTGACGCCAGAGGGTTGAGACGCTGAGTCCGGTCTTGTTGCTGATTTCATTGATCGCCGCATCATGCGTTAGCTGTGCGAAATATGTTTTCTTATCCATGTATTTCATTATGAAATAAAAAGTCTTTCATGTCAACACGCCGAAAAGGTGTTTCGACTTGAAAAATCTCTTTTCACTGTGGTATATTACTTTTCAGGTTGAAAAACAAAATGCTTCACAATGAAAGGAACAGTGCTGATGGCTGAATACAAAATGCAGTTCCGAGACGGCTTCCTAGACCGAACCAAACAAATGAGCGGCCTCAAAACGGACGAAGCCTTCGCCGGAGCAATAGGAGTCAGCGAAAGCGTCCTAGCCAGAGCCAAAAAAACAAACGAATGCACACCACTCATGCTCATAGGACTCTACAAAGCATTCGGCTTCCAACCCGGAGAAATCGCCCAAATCAAACAAACTGCCTAACCACACCACACAACGCCAACGAGCAAAAGGACAACCAATGAAAATCACCACACCACACGGCACTCTCGAAGGCGACAACATCGAAGCCATCCTCAAAGAACATGGATATGACTGCCTGCGCGGTGCATGCCTGCGCGATGCCGACCTGCATGGTGCCGACATGCATGGTGCCAACCTGTATGATGCCGATCTGCGCTACGCCGACCTGAGCGGTGACGACCTGCGCGATGCCTACCTGAGCTGCGCCTGCCTGTATGGTGCCGACCTGAGCGATGCCGACCTGCGCGATGCCAACTATGTACAACTCAGCATCGCCAAAACCAGCATCCTTCCGGAGGAAGGCGACATCATCGGCTGGAAAAAAGCATACGTAGACGGCACAATGCTACCGAAATCAGTCATCGTAAAGCTCCTCATTCCGGCCGACGCACAACGCTCCAACGGCACTGGGCGCAAATGCCGCGCCAGCAAAGCACGAGTGCTTGACCTGCAAGACAAGCAAGGCAACAGCCTTCCACCAGACACCACGGCATACAGCGGACACGACACAGACTTCACGTACAAAAAAGGCGAAACCATTCACGTCATCGACTTCGACACCAACCGGTGGAAAGAATGCGCCCCCGGCATCCACTTCTTCATCACCCGCATCGAAGCCGTCAAATACTAGGAGAATCCAAATGAACACTGAAATCCAGCGATTCGACTTCAAGGGCGCAGCACTGCGCACCTTGATCGACGAGGCGGGGGAGCCCTGGTTCGTCGCCAAGGACGTATGCGACGTGCTTGAGCTCAGCAACGTAAGCCAAACACTGGCACGCCGCATCGATGACGACGAGAAAAGTTCCATCACTTTAAATGATGGAACCCCAGGAAACCCGAACAGGGCAATCGTCTCCGAATCCGGCCTCTACGCTCTCGTCCTCGCATCCCGCAAGCCGGAGGCCCACGAGTTCAAACGCTGGGTGACTCACGAGGTGCTGCCGCAGATTCGCAGGACTGGCGGCTACATCCCAACCACGGACGTGGATGATGACATGACCATCCTCGCGAAGGCCGTGATGATCGGCCAACGCACCATGGAGGCGCAGAAGCGACGCATCGCCGAACAGTCCGAGCACATCAAGGAGCTGGAGCCGAAGGCTCAAGCGCTTGATGATTTCACGAACGTGGAAGACAGGCTGCTTATTCGCGACGCGGCAAAGGTTCTGTCGAACGCCGGAACCCCCATCAAGGGAAAACAGTTGCGCGAGTGGATGGCCGACCACAACTGGATTTTCAAATCCGGTGGCTCTTGGCATCCGACAGCAGCGCATTGCGCTGCGGGTCATCTCGTGATGGTCATGTCTAAAAAGCATGGAGTCAAGGATGATGGCACGGAGTTCGCCTTCCCTCCCACCGTGCGCATAACCCGCAAGGGTTTGGCGCTGCTGCACAAGCGTCTTGGCGAGATCGCCCTGGACAAGGCACTTGACGCGGAGGTGGCGGCATGACGTTGTTGAATCCTCCCGCGCCACCACAGGAGTTCGTTCTTGACACTGGCGGACACTGCGTGTTCCGCATCAACGAGCGGAAAGGCGCATCCATCGTCGAAAAGGACGGAAAAAAGACGAGCACATTGTATGCGATTCCAGAATCGAAACTGGCTGCGTTCATCCAATGGGCTTCCGACGTTCACGGTCAATCACGATAGGAGACAGTAATGGAAGACGATTACAAGACCCGCATGGTCGAGGAGTTCCACGAACTCAAAGACAGAATCAACAAGATCAACGACATCATCGAAAAATACAATAACGGCCAACGGGGACACATAACCGTAAGAGAAGCCTCCCTGATGATGGCTCAATCCTATATCATGCAGGATTACGCGCTGGTCCTCTTCGACCGTCTCACAGTAGCGGGCATCAACCCCGAATCCGACGACGTGGAACCGGAGGAGAAGCCACTGCCACCTGAACCGCAATCGCATGGATTCTTCATTCCACGCGACGGCTCGCCATACCTGATTCTCCATGACATGGACGACACATGGTCATACGTGAAGAACAAGCCGGGCGTCATGAGCAAAATCCACAATTGGACTGAACTTACCTACGGTGTCAACTTATTCAGTGGATACCGCCACTGGAACGAACTGGTCAAAGACTTCCAAGATTCAGCGTTCCCTCTCATCCCGTTGAACTTCTCAGGTATGCCGGCCATCGCCAAGGCGCTCGCCGACAGCAAATGATTCTTCCCCATCCGCCTGCAACCCGGATGGGGACCCATAAGCTTCGCCAGCCACTCCGATAAACAATCAAACAGTGGAAAATTGAACGTTTATCGAATATCCACGTTCACCGGCTGGCAAAGATGGAACATCCCATGATGTCCCATGCCGTGGCTGAAACATATCCAAACGAACCGTCACAAGCGTTTGCGTACACGCGCCACCACGGCAATCGTCCAAGCCCACGCAGTGGGAACAGGAACCGTACCACAAGACCATCGCCAATCGAACCAGACACCACATCTTCTCCTTTCTAAAAGGCATAAGACGATGATCTTGAACGGTTCGCGGTCCGAATCCGCGCTTGGACGCCAGCGGCATGACGTCAACGCCACCCATCGGGACGAAGTTTTTCACTTGGTTTTCTCCGTCCCGCATCGGGAACGATGGTCGGCCAGACTGGTTTCCTTATTTTCCCAGTCGCCCCGCACACCCTTTTGTGAGCCAACCGTCCAGCGTCATGCCGCAACCCGCCTACACCAACCACCAATCCAAGGAAGGAACACACACAAATTGACGGCACCCATCATCTTCGAAGACGGCATCCTCACCAAAGACGAGGCGATCGCCTTCACGAAGGTAGGAAAGAAAACATTCGAAGACCTGTACGGGTTCCTCGGATACCAATCAGGCCAAAACAAACTCTTCACAAAAAAGGAACTCCTACTCCGATTCTACGAAATCAAGGACCAAGCAAAGGAGATCAAACAATGACCACCAGACGACTAGTCACCCCGAAAGACGTGCGCGACAGACAATTCCGACCCTCATTCCCATTCATGGGATACGACGCCGACCAAGTTGACGACTTCCTGGACGACTGCGCGCTCACCATCCACGCCCTCTGGAACGAGAACCGGAAACTCGCCACGGAAAACAGACGACTCCGATACGAGAACCAAACCCTCAGAACCGACGTGAGCTTCTACAAGCTCGCAGTAGACACCATCGAACACCAACCCAAGGAACAACAATGACCAACACCCCCAAATACGACTTCAGCAGCCTCCGCCCCGACGAACTCAACTCCACCATCGCCGGACTCACCGCACTGAACAAACGAAGCGCCGAAGCCCTCAAAGCCGCAAAGGAAGAATGGCGGCGCTCGCATGACGGCGGCGATGAGGAGCGCGCCGTGTTCGCCGGACTGGATGCGGGTGAAATCAGTCTCAGCAAAGGCACCGAAGGCCATTACGTGGTCGTTGACGAGCGTGCGTATGGTGCCATGCTGCATGACAGCCGTTTCCTCATCCCCGGTGGGAACGATGCGGCGGAGGCCGTATGGATGCCACGCCCCGAAGCGAAGTCGGAAGCCTATCTGAAGAACATGATCGCGGACCATGGCGGCGAACTCCCACCCGGCGTCGAGTTCAAGCCGGGACGCGCCCAGACCGTAACGCTTCGCACCACGAAAGGATTCGTGGACAAGGCGTTCACCAGCGAGATAGCCCCGAAGATGTTCCAGATGCTCACTTCGACCAAGGAAGAGTAGCCATGTGCAAAAGCCTTACCATCACCAACGAGCAGGACACTTGGAGCCGCGCCCAGCTCGCGGCACTGTCCCAGCTTGGAGTGCAGAACGCGCAACAAGCCGACTTGGCGGTGTTCCTGCACCAATGCCAGCGTACCGGACTTGACCCTTTCAGTCGTCAAATCTACCTGATCGAACGCCGTCAGAAGCAAGGCAACGAATATGTTTCCAAGCAGACAATCCAAGTCGGCATTGACGGTTTCCGTCTCATCGCCCGTCGCGCGGCGGACAGGAACCATGAACTGTTCAGCGAGCCGGAAACCCTCTGGTGCGGCGAGGATGGCGTCTGGCATGACGTGTGGATCGCCCAGACCCCTCCGGTCGCGGCGAAAGTCACCGTCCGTCGAGGAGAAGGCGAGTTCACCGGCGTGGCCCTCTACAGGGAATACGTCGGAACCCGCTACGACAAGAATCTCCGCAGGCAGGTCCCCACCAGCATGTGGACCTCGAAACCGGTGACCATGATCGCGAAATGCGCGGAAGCCCTCGCATTACGCAAGGCGTTCCCGCAGGATTTGAGCGGCCTGTACACGACCGACGAGATGCAGCAGACCAACAACGAGACCGAAGAGGAAATGGTCGAAGCCGAAGTGGTTGACGAGCAGCCACGCCAGAAGCCACGGCAATACGCTCCGCAGGTCCGTCAAGGCAAGCCGGAGCAGGCAGCGGCTCAAGCCCCATCCAACGGTCCGGCCAGTCCCGACCAGTTGAAGACAGTCACCGACATCCTCCGCGCCTGCCAGATCAAACCGGAAGATGCTGACGCGTTCGTCCAGAAAATCCTCCACGACCAGACGGTCACAAGCGTGAGCCTCACGGCGGTGCAGGCCCAAACATTCATCAACGAATACCACAAGCACATGCAGCAGCAAGGAGCAGCACGATGAAATACAACCCGAAGAAACTCACCTATGGCGACGCGCTTAGAATCGCGACCGCCAACATGACCGTCACCGTCGAAGACGAAAACGGACAGCACGTCACCGGCAAGCTGAAGCACATCGGCCCGAATGACGCGCTCGCCGGTGACAACCTTGCGCTCCGTGATCTCATACTATTGGCGCTCATCACCACCAGCAACGAGTATTTCGTCGTCCGTGACGACGATGGGGGAATCCTATGCCCGGCCATCAGATTCGACCATGACCTGAACGTCACCTGGAACACGATCATCTCCATCGAAGAGAATCCCGACGACGGCAAGGAGTTGGATGTTTCCGAATGGAAGGCAAAGCTCGTCAAGGACGAGACTCCCACCGCCGTCGTGGACAAGACGACCACCGACACCCAAGCGGAGGAGTGGGAGAAGCAGCTGCCCAAAGCCAACGGATTCTACAAGGCCGCGACCGGCAGCGTATGGCTCCACGCGGGCGACGCTTGGACGCCCATCCTGAACCATCACGGCAACGTTCCGCCGAACGCCTTGCAGCAGACCACCGAGGCATTCGCCGTCAGCAGCGGCCATTCGAAACGATTCCCGTTCGAACGCCTCAGCGAGAAGAAACTGCCTACCCGTCCGGGCTTCTACCGCAACAAGGACAAGACGAACCTGTACCACCTCGACAGTTGCGGCGTGTGGAAGCTCATCGCCTGCATGGGACCGGACTTCGACTCGCGTTCGTTGAAGGACCCATGGGAATCGCGGTTCATTCCGGTGTTGATCGGCGAGGTCATGTCCGAGAGACACGTCCGAAACGACATGCCTCTCCACTACTGCACGCTCGGTCTCGAACAACCGAAGGAAGCGGACTGCGGAGGCGAACTTTGAACATCACCAGACGAGCCGGATGCACGTGCGCGTACTGCGTGCGTCACGATCCAGTCAAGACGGGACTCATCCCATACTGCCGTAAATGCGGCAAAAGCACTTGCGCCGCAGCGCGAAGCCACATGGTCATGTGCAACGTCGAAGCGGCCAACAGACACAAGACGGCCGACCGTCTCAAAAACATGAAAGCCAAAGACCAGCAGGGATGGGTCGGACTCGAAACCCATCCACGACACGACAAGGAGAACAAGCAATGAGCACTCCGACCATCATCCTCGTGGGACGAATCGTCAAAATCAAAAAGGACGGCAACCTGTTCAACGCTGGAACCACGAAGAACGGCAAGAACTACATCCAGTTCCGCATCCTCTGCTCCAACAGGGTCAAGAACCAGGACGGCTCATGGGGTTACGGCGCATCCTGCTCACGCACCTGCGAAGCATGGAACGATCTCGCCACGCACATCCAGAACAGCATCAAGGAAGGCGACGAGTACATCGTCATCGGCAACGAGTCCGATGATCGTTTCGAGGATTCGTCCGGCGTCACCCACTACACGCAGAAGGTCAACGTCCGTGAGATCGGTCCGAGTCTCCGATGGGGCACCGCCCAACTGGTGAACGCAAGCCAGCAGTACGGCCAACGCCAGGCCGCATCCGCTCCCGCTGCCGCCATGCCGCAGCAGGCAGGCCCCGACCCGTGGAGTGGCAGCGGATTCGACGGGTTCGGACAGCCCGCAGGAGAACCGGCGTTCTGATGCCGCGCAACCGACAGTCGGCCAAAAAAGCTGGAACGGCAATGGAAACGGCGGTGGAACACTACCTGCAATGGGCGTTGAACGACCAGCGCATCATCCGCCGCCGTCTCCACGGCAGCAACGACGAAGGCGACATCGCGAACATCTTCTTCCACGGGCAGCCGGTATGCGTGGAAGTCAAGAACACCAAACGCCTCGACGCCACGAAACACTACAACGAGGCGGCTGAGGAGGCTGGAAACCTTGACAGCCCCTACCCGTGGGTCGTGCAGAAGAAGCCACGCGTCGGCCTGTCCACGCTCGAACGAACCGGCCAACAACTCGCATACACGGATTCGGAAACCTACCACACCATGTGCGCGTTGGCCGGACGGTTCACCGAAAAATTCGACATCGACCTCATCGGACGGAGCAGACAATACGTCTGCATCACCTTGGAGAACCTAGCCCTCATCCTCAACGACGGACTGCCACTCGGACCGGAAGGACAACCATGACCGCGATAGTCGCCACATGCGCCATCATCGCCAGCGCCATCGGATTCGTCATCATGCTCGGCTCGTTGAACCTCATCGACCGTAACAGGCCGTCAGGCGACTGGCTGTGGATATTGGGCATGACCCTAATGGAGGGCGGTTCGATAACCATCCTCACCGACATCGGAATAGGACTCATGACATGACGGGAGAATCTGAAGTGAGGGACGGCTACACCCGACTCGACAACGGATTCTGGGCCGACGCGAGGATATGCAGACTCCGCGACGAAATGCCAAGAGCGGCGCTCATCTACGTCATGGCATTGAGCTGGTGCAGCTGCAACCTCACGGACGGAGACATCGACACCGACCAGCTGACGTACACGCTTGGCGCATCCGAACAGGAGATCGAAACCCTCATCGACATCGGCCTGTTCCAACAGACCATCACCGGCGTGCGCATCAACGAATACCAGTCGAACGGGAACCACACCAGAAAAGAACTCGCCGACCGGACGGCCAGCAACACGGCACGCAAACGCCGCAGCCGCGCACGACAGACATCCGACGACAAATATTCCGCCGATTTCGAAACCTTCTGGAAAGCGTATCCACGACACGTTGACAAGCGCCCCGCCTGGAAAGCATGGAAGAACGCCATCCAAGACACGGGCGCGGACACCATCATCAACAGCGCCCGAGCCTATGCCAGACAGGTCGAGGTCGAAGGAACCGAACCCAAATACGTCAAATACGCGGCCACATGGCTCAACGCGGCGGGATGGGAAAACGAATACGACATCCGACCATCCCTCACCCTCCGCACCAATCCGACCATGATGAGCCGCAACGAATCGAACCGCATGGCGAACCTCAACAGGGCATGGCAGTACATGAGCGACGAGGAACGCCAACGGGCGATGGGAGGAACAGGATGATAACCAAAGGAGAGGCCGCGATGCTGCTGACCACGATCAACGCGCATCACGGCAACGCCCAATGGGACGACCTGCAATTGGACGAGTTCTACCGCGAACTCGACAAGCGCAACAGCATCCAAGACATGCGTACGGCGGTCGTGAGATTCTATGCGACCAAATCGGACAAGTGGATGCGTGCCGCCGACATCAACATCCTCTGCAAGAAAATCCGCGCCAGCCGGGTGCCGGACGAGAACACCATCCAGCAGCTCGCCGCCAAGCATCACGTCACGGCGGACGACTATTGGGAGTTCAAACGTCGCGTCGTCTTCGGCACCGCGCGGGAAGCCCGAGAGTTGGGCGAAGCCGTCAGCAAGGCCCTCGAACAGGCCGACCGTCCGCAAATCGCATCCAAGCCCATCGCATGCCAGCCAACCGTGGACGACGATCTGGGAGACCTGTTCAAAACACCATGAGCAAATGGAAGGAAACCAACAAGTACGGCATCCACGAAAGCAAAGCCGCCTACCGGCATTACACGCGGCAAAGGGACAAGGAAGCCGAAATCCTCAAGGAACTCGAACCCAATCCGCCAACGCATGTGGACCTGACTGGATTCGAAGACTACATCCAACGATTACGAGAACCGAAGGAGCCAACAATGGATGACAATTTTCTCATCTGGTTCGATGTCGAAACCAGCGGACTCGACCCAATGTCCGACAATCTACTGGAAGTCGAAGCCAGAATCACCGACATGAAGGGCCTTCAGGTGCCATTCAACGACGACCCCCTGATATTCCATAGGGTCATCCGTTTCGATGACAACACGCCAATCCGCGCGTTCAACAGCACGACCATCGACATGCATTCCAGAAACGGACTCATCAGCGAATGCATGAACGCGGAAGACACGCTCAAAAACGTGGACAAGCAGATGGCCGTCTGGCTCATCGACACGGGCCTCGACCCCGGTCTCATGCATCCAGCCGGAACCAACGTCCACTTCGATATCCGATGGCTCGACGTGAACATGCCCAACACGAGTGGCATCCTCCACAAGCTCAGCCACCGGCGACTCGACCTCACCAGCTTCCGCCTCTTGCAGCTCGCCCACGGCGGCGACCCATACGATCGCGGACACGAAACCACGCATCGCACAACCGACTGCCTCAACCGAGACATCTCCGAATACAAAACCATCAGCAACCAGCAAGGACAGTGAAATGACCCTAGAAACCCTCGAAATCCAACCGCTCACCCCAAACGCCACAGTCACAAGGGCGCACGATTCGGACGCCGGACTCGACCTACACTGCATCGAAGACTTCCACATCGACGGACTAGGCCGCATCATGGTGGGAACCGGCATCGCCATCGACCTGCCCGAAGGCTACATGGCACGAGTCTGCCCACGTTCCGGCCTTGCCAGGAATTACGGCATCGACATCCTCGGCGGCATCATCGACGCCGGATACCGTGGCGAGATCAAAGTCATCCTGCATAACACGTCCACCAGCCGCGTCAACTTCCGTTGCGGCGACCGTATCGCGCAACTCGTCATCACGCCGGTGGAAACCCCCAGAATCCGCAAGGTCGTCAACTTTACCGACACGACGGAACGTGGAGGAAACGGATTCGGCTCGACCGGACGATGAACGACGGGAACCAGTCATGAAACGAAACATCTACAACATCCACGGACAACGATTGCGAGACACACAAGCGTCAATGCTTGTCCACATCGTCGAAACACATCGAATGCCATCATCCGCATCCTATGCGAAACCGTGGGCCACGTTGGGTTCCCTCATCGACAGGCGTCTCATCATCCCCCTCGCGGACGGCACCTACAAGCCGACCAAGCAAGGCATCGAGACCGCCGACGCGATCAAACGATTGGACAGGGGAGAGCCAATACGACGGACAAACATCGCGGAACGTGGCATCAACAGGAACTTCAACAAGTATTGGGACGACTACTACTCGCATCCAAGCACATACGAATACCACCCCACATTGGAAATCATCTGCGAAAGGAGCCGATGATGCAGACACTCAGTCCGAAACAGCAGGAAATGCTCACTGACGTGAGCAACATGCAAGGCCAATATCAGGCCGTCGATAACCAGACAAGCAGGGCACTGCTTCGTAATAAGTTCATCCGTCAAGTGAATGACCGATTCGAGACGACCAAGGAAGGCGAACAACTGCACATGGAAATCGTGCATCAGGCGTTCGAGAAGGCAAGGATGGCGTTAAATGACTGACAATATCAATCCATCGCATTACAAGGATGGCCCGTTCGAATGCATCGAACTCAGCCGACTGCTCTCAAGCGACTGGGGCCAAGCCGTGCAGTATTGCTTCCGCTGGCAGCACAAGAACGGTGTCGAAGACCTGAAAAAGGCGTTCTGGTTCATCAATGACGCAATCACGCATAATGTGCCGTTCTTCGCCGCGTGCTGCAAACGGAACGCCGACATTCTCGAAGCTCAGGCAATCAGGCTTCTTGGCATCCTACAGGCCGAGAACTGGGCTGATCTCGGACAGTTCTGGCGGAACCTCAAGTGGGGAGACCGCGTGGACGTGCTCGAAGCCCTCACCGAAAAGATCAATGAAATCGAAAAGGAAGGAAAGTAATCATGGAACATATCGTGCAGTTCGCCATCGGCATTGACGACAAGGCCATTCAGAACCGTATCGAGGAATACGCCTACAGGGACGTGCTCGACAAGCTCGCCAAAAACGCCGTGGACAGTGTTTTCGCGCACACCAACGCGTATTCGCGGGAAAACATGTGGAAGACCTTGATGGAGGACGCTTTGCATAGCTTCCTCGAAGAACGCAAGGACGAGATCATCGACAAGGCCGCGAACATGCTCGCCGACCGGTTCCAACGGACGAAGAAGTATCGGGAAGCCATGGGTGCCACCATCGCAAAGGACGGTGAGTGATGGATAAGACGAGGGTGGCCCTCACGGCGATTATCTGCATCACGATTGTCTTGACTTCGTTCAGCTTTGGAATGGCACCTAATGTCGGCGAGAAGACCAATGCGGGTTTCCAAATGGAAACGGTCAAGACCGGTGACGTGACATGGGCCTGTCTGAAGCATAACGGCGAATACATCGGCTGCAACACGGTGGAGACGGTCAAATGAATGTTTTCGCAGGCAAGACCGGCTACATCGTCTGTCCGCAAGGCGATACGGGAGTTCACACATACCGCGTGTACGACTCACTGGATGAAGCTGAGAGCGCGGCACGTTCCAAAGCCGACTTCTACCACAGGCCGTATGAGGCGCGTACCGCTTATGAGAGTCCGGCAAGAACCATCAGAACAATCAACCCAAGGAGACACCAATGAGCGACAGAGTGAAAGTCGGCACGAGCAAGGTCACGTTCCGTGTGCGCGCGTTCGACTATCCGCAGATCGAACTCGCATCCGTCGAAGTGGATGTGCCGATGTACACGAAGACGGACAACAAGCTCGACAACATGCAGCAGGGACATGTCACGGCGGACGTGCCGGACGGTTTCAACGAGAAGGTCAAAGACGCATTGCATGTGTTCGCGGACACTCTACAGGCATCGTTCAACGAAGAAGGAGAGTGAAATGTTGAGAAGCATTGATTTCAAAACAATGCCTTACCTATTCACTGACAAGGCTGGCACTTGTCTGACCGTGGAGTTCGACGGGAGGGAACTGGATGACATCTACAAGCAGGTGAAAGCCATGTACGATCTGGAGCATCCGTCTGATGACATGCCCATCGAACCAATGGAACCGGGCTGGTATATGACTCGGGATGGTGAAGACCTGTTGAGCTTCGACGGTGACGCATGGCATATCCACAATCTCGGTGGTGCGGAACCGTTCGTTGACGGGGATTTGGAAACGATGGACTGGAGTGTGGTCAAACGCACGTTCGATGCTGACGCTTTCCCGCTGATACCAGTGAATCTTAACGATACATCTCGTGCGGAGCGTCGGTTGACCAACCTCACCAACTTTTTGCACACGCTCATTCATGAGTGTGAGACAGTGCGGGACAACCCATCTTCCGACAAGCATACGAAAGACATCGAGAATGCCGTCTGCGGGACGGGAATCAACTTCGGCAAAGACCTGCTTGCACGATTGGAAAACGGGGTGTTCGACCATGAATGTGCATGACCATATCACTGACTGGCAGCACCTGCCATCGTCATTCCTCGCTGGCAAGCGTGCGATAGCCACCACCGTTGAGGGAACCACTATCGACGGTTTCCTCCAATCGATGACCACGAAGTTCAGTAACGGCAGCGGCAGCATGGTGCAACTGGTTTTCGGGGGAGTGTTCCAGCCGGTCATCATCAGTCTCAACGGTGGTGAGAACCAACTATGCAGAGCATACGATTCGATACTCATACTCAACGAGGTGAAGCAGTGAACAACGAATACGCGGTCAGCATCCGTGTGCGTTCCCGCTTACACCAACCACTGCGCCATATCCGTTGAAGGATGAGTGATGTTCGGACGGAAGAAGAAAAAGCAGCAGGAGGAGCCGAAAAGTTACCTCAGATGCCCATACTGCGGTCACGCGCCGATAATTGTCACCGGCAAATGCACGTATCACAATCCACGTCATACTGTCTACCGGTATGAGTGCGACCTTATGTGCCTTCAAGGCGAGGTGTGTCAGACTGCCGAAGCTGCGTTCGATTCGTGGGTACGCATTGTCGCCCGCTATTACGACGCGGAAAATGCTATCAGACAATTCCGCAAGGAGAAGAAATCATGAGTCTGGCTGATGTTTGCTGGAATATTTCAAGCGTTTTCATCGTCATCGTCTTGGGCGTGATGGCGGTATTGGCGATGCTGACACTGTTTGCGATAGTGGCGGCGATATTCACTTCCAGTCCACAAGACAAGGAGGAACACCATGGTAACGAACGTGAGTGAAAAAGACAAAGCATTGCAGGAGGTCATCGACTGGTGCGAGCAGCTTGAGATCGAAGGTCTGCGGCTTGCAAACGCATCTTCTGATGCAGCATGAAATGGACGCATACGGTGTCGTGAAGGGACAAATCAACGCATACGAAAAGACAGCTGACCACTGCCTTTCCTTGCTTGGCTACACCGGCTCCCTGCCGTCCTATCTCAACTATGAAGACATCGATGACAGCAGCCCGGACATGCACCCACAGGTTGGCGACTACGGTGTGGCCATCCGAGAGAACTCCCACGGTCAGGAGGAAATACCGTTCCACATCGAACGGGAGGAACACACCGGACTGCCGGTCGCACTCCTGAACATGCAACGGTATGCGAAACCGGAAGACGACATAGACGATGGACAGTACGTGAGCCTGTTCCAACTCTATTTGGACGGCTATGTGCTGAGTCGGACGGGACGAAACGCTGCTCAAGATCAAAGCGAGGACGCGGAGGACTAGTCATGTGGCTCGCAAGAAAACACCATGAGTACGGATGCCCAATGTGCGGCAGGCGCCCAAAATCATCCAGAGCATTATGGGACTTCGCTGGGACTTTTGTAACTATCTACCGTCTCAAATGTCCCCGAAAACACATCTCTACAGGCTGGTTCGGCTCCCCTGATGATGCGAGCAGACAGTGGAAACAACTAGTAGACGAATACAAGAGTAAGGATGCGAAAAAATGAAAAGGAAACCAGATTGGGCGGACATCTTCTACTACCTGCTGATCGGACTGGTGGCGGTGGTCGTGGTCGCAACATTCACCATCTTCTTCGTGTGCGTATGGAAAGACGTGACAACCGAAAGAAGCATCATCATGCGCGACGGAAGCCAATCATACGCCTGCACGGTTAGCGACATAAGCCCGGACCCATACGACTGCAAGCCAATCGAGGACACGGAGGAATAATCATGTGGTTCAAACGCAAACACAACGAATACGGGTGTCCAATGTGCGGCAGACTACCCGTCCTCGCGGAAGGACAGACGGAGGAATACTACGAAACCCTCAAAGCCGTGAAAACAACAACCATATACCGGCTCCAATGCCCCAGAAAACACCTCTCTACAAACTGGTACAGCGACCCTATGGATGCAAGCATCAATTGGAAACACGTCGTGAACGAATACAAGAGGAAGGACACGAAATGAGCAGTCAATACAAGGTTTGCTCACTGTTTTGGGATTACGACGACAACTGCTATCGCTTAAGAAACCAGAATGCGATTGAAGAGCTACTGAACGATGGTTGGAAGATTTCACGGGTGGATACCATGTCGCCAACGGAATTTCAATCTGGCACCACAGTCAGCGCCACGAACGTCTACATTCTCGAAAAGCAAAACGAGGAAAAGCAAAGCGAGGACACGAAAAAGAGCAGTGTGTCAGAATTCCTCCCGCATGGTATGGGTCTACACGTGGAACTCGACACGAACGAAACATGCTACCTGAAAAGCGGATGGAAAGAACACTGTGGCTATATCTACGGGCTTGCTGTGAGTTATACGGATGGTTCCGGCATCGTATCCTCGCGGCCTGGCAATCCTGTTCCCATCGCAATCATGAATAGCCACGTGAGGCTGGCAGTCTCATTCGATGAACATGGAACCGAAACAACCAAGTAAAACGAGGATGCGAAATGAGCATCGCTGATGATGAAGCTGAGAAGGCGTATCCGACCGAGTACTGGAATGACGGTTCGGGCCGCAAGAAGGTTTTCGCTGCCAATACTGACGATTTGCAGGAAGCCTATATTCGAGGCCGCGAAGCGCCACCGTCTGACGTTGAGGTGGAGGCCGTGGCGAAAAAACTGCTGTGGACGAGCCGCACATGGGACGGCATCGACAGCGACTATCAGGCAAAGGACGAGGAGGACGCATGGGATTACTCCGGCGAAATCCTCGGCATGCGCGAATGCTACGCCGCACAAGCCCGAGATCTGCTCGAAATCGCACGGAAGGCGGTAAACGAATGAGCAAAGACATGGAGAAGATCATGTACATAACCAAGAATGCGTCCTACGCGGTCAACGCGATAGTGATGCTCGCAATCATCATCATACAAATCACCAACAACGCGAACCCTATATCCATAGCGATACTCTCGTTCCTCTACGGAGCATACGTGATGATCGTGTTCGTCATACTGTACGAAGAACACTTGGAGAAGGAATACGAATGAGCCTACGAAACCAGGTCCTCCACTACGCGGATCTCGACTACGACGCGGACGAGATAAGCCGCCTGCTGCATGTGGACAGGAGGCTCGTACTCCAAATCGAAGCCCACCGCAACGACCCCGAACCAGCCACGACAACGGAAGGAGAACAGCCAACGCTAATCTGACACACACACTATACTGGACAAGTCGCCCAACGGTTGCAAACAAAGGGTTGAGGCAACAAGACCAAACACACCCAAAACGCAACCAAGGAGCCAACACTTGACGCAAACCACATGCGCGGCATGCTGGAAAACAACCGACGACAAGCATATCCTCTGCACATCCTGCGAAACCCAACTCCAATTCGATCTGCAATGGTTCGAAAACCACCTGCAAGACCTCGAATGGCGCACAAACCGCATGGACAAGACAGGCAACGGCGGAGGTGGCGGGCATAACGGACTCGCCACCTCCCCGGCACCATTACGCGAAACCGCGTTCGAACTCATCGAAGGCAACGGCATCGACGACATTCCAAGCCTCCGTGACATCATCAACGAATACGCGCGATGCCTGAACGTGACCGCCCCATACGACCGGAAACTCGAAACACTCATCCGCAACATCCGGCTCACCGATAAGTGGAAGACCAGCAAGGCAACACCAACCTACATGCGAATCATCCACCGTATCCGACGCAAGGCCCAGGAACTCCTCGACTTCACCCTCGGAGACCAGATCATCATCGGCGAATGCCCGACCGACGACTGCCATCGCATCGTGAAAGTCATTCCAAACGCCACGTTCGCACCGAAATGCCCCGACTGCGGTCAAGTGTATCCGGTCTCCGCCATCCGTGAGAACAGGCGACGCAAACTCCTCGCCACGCACATCACCGGCACGCAGACCGAAATCCGCAGACTGCTCCTGCAATGCGGCATCATCGTCAAACCCGGCACCATGCGCAGTTGGGTCAGCAGGGGAGACCTGAAACCCGTCACACCGGTCAAAGACACGCGCAAGCAACGCTACCGACTGTCCGACGTGTACAAACTCGCCGTCAGAAACCCCGAAAAGGAAACGAACATTTGGATGCTCCTACAGGAGGAACAAGCATGAACATCGACCTCTCCAACCCGCCATACGCGGTCAAACTCAATGATCTCGGATTCGCATACTCGCACACCGACCATAAGAAAGGCATCATCGTCTACACTCACGCCGACCCCAGATTGGTCGGCTCCAAATGGGTTGACCATTGGAACGACGTGGAATGCATCATCGACTTCGAAGATGAGAACTGCATGAAACCATTTTCATTCACATTCAAGAACCTGAGAAACGGCGTCAGCAAAACCATTCAGGCAAGCAATCTCGCCCTAGTGGAAGAAGTTATCCGTTGACCGCCACTATCAGCATCACCGACAAGGGCAAGACCATCACCTACCACGCGCATCACATGCGCGACGTGATCGAACCAGTCAAACAGTACGGCATGTTCGGAGAACAATTAGATGCGAAGAAAAAGCTCCACACGCTCACTTTCTACACGGAGGACTAATAGTGCGAGTCAACATCGACTGCTCGTTAATCCTCCTACTGTTGTCCGGCATGTTGGCACTCCTGAAAATCGGGGGACAATTCCCATACTCGTGGATATGGGTGCTCGCACCAATTTGGATACCACTACTCGCACTGGCCGGTATCACAATCATCCTGATAATCGCTTGGATTATCGGCGTCATAGGCGCACTCATTCTCGAAAAGTTCGGAGACTAATTGCAGATCAGCGGTAACACCAGTAACGGGGATGTGGCGTGCGTCATCGACACGACACAGGACAGCACCACCAAGGAGGCACAATGAAAGTACTCGACTTCACCAAGGAAACAGACGAACTGGAAAACAAGCTGATAAAACTTGGATTCCATTATCAAAGCACCGACAAGGAAGAGCGTCCGCCAAAACCCGCACGACTGATAAACACATGGGCGAACGTCATGAATGGCGTGACCCTGAAAATCATCGATACGTATGACGAATGCCGTGGCGAAAACTACGAACTGATTACAATACCGCGCAAATACGTCAGGATAACGGATGATTGCACTAACATAAGCGTCACCATGTCGGTCGAAGAGTTCAAGGAATTACAGCAGATCACGAACAGCCACGGCACCACATTCCCACTCCCGGAAACATCCAACGAAACGGTTCCCAACGAGAACTAGGAGACCACGCGGAATGAGCGAGACAATCACAGCGGACCATCTGAACGCCACGCACTTAGGCAAGCGAATCACCATCAATGGCAAGCATGGCACCGTCGTGTCAGGCAAACTGAAAAAAATCTGCGCCGACTACGCCATCATGCCCGATTTCGTGTCTTACGGCCCCTGCGAAGAATACATGCCCAGACCATTGAGGTACAGGAAAAACGTTCACATCATTCTGCACTTGTCGAACCAAGTCAACGACGATATCAAAGCAACCGTACACGAGAACACGGAACTGGTAATCGAAGTCAACGGAAAGTAGAGGAGCATGGCAGAGGACACCACCAGTAAATCAACGAACGAACTGCTGATGCGCGTGTTGCAAGTCGAATCACCGGAACTGTTCGACGGAAGCGACGATCAGCCGGTACGAGTAGTCGGCTACGATTATTCGCCATTCTGCGAAGCAGTCTGCGAAACCTGTGGCGATGACCCCGAAATGCTGACCATCGCATTCGAGACGAAAAGCGGCGAACGTTACAGCCAATGCTACGACTATTTTGGACTGCCGAACATTTTAGAAGCATTGGACAAGTGGGATAAGCAGTACGGGAAGGTGGTAGAGAACCGTGGATGACACTTCAAGCACGAAGAAATTCGTATTTACAAGTGATAGCAAGCCGTCCCCCGACCTCTCGAATTTCAAGCCTTTTGGACACATTGACGAGGACAAACCCAAGTACAGTGCGATCATGATTATCGAGGATGAAGGCGTATACGTTCCCGTGATATACAAGGAATGCCGCGTGGACCTCGACATTGATAACCCGACGATTCACCCGCTATCAGGCCCATGCATGGAACCCTGCTGCTACAGTACGCCGGAACTTGCTATAAAAGCCGGGACACGCATCTACAGGAACATGTTGAAGGACAACAAATGAAGTGGTTTACCAGTGACTTGCATTTCGCTCACCCTTTCGTGGCTGCATTACGTGGCTACGCGCTACCCGGATACGCTAAGGATGCATCGATCAAACAACAAGCCGAACATGAGCATAAGCCGCTCAAGAACTGTGTTGACTGGCGGAAGCATGATGCCGACATCATCGTTTTTGATTTGCGGAGACCTCGTCCTTTAGGGCGGGGAGGAAGCAAACCGTCCTCCTTTCACAGATTGATATGATATAATGTGAAACATGGTCAGAAGGCATGCATGCAAGCGGGCGTACAGGTTCCGCTTCTACCCGACACCCGAGCAGGAACAACTGCTCAGGCGCACGGTCGGCTGCTGCCGAAAGGTCTACAATCTCGCGTTGGAAGCCCGTTCCGTCGCATGGACGGCGGAGCGCAGGAGCATCACCTACGTCCAGACCAGCGCCATGCTCACCCAATGGAAGAAAACGGCTGAATACTCGTACATGAACGAAGTGTCCTGCGTGCCGCTGCAACAGGCGTTGAGACACTTGCAGACGGCGTTCTCCAACTTCTTCAAGCAGACCGGCGACTATCCGAGGTTCAAGGCCAAATCCCACGGCGGAAGCGCCGAATACACTCGAAGCGCGTTCAAATGGGACGCCAACCGCAACGAACTCACGCTCGCCAAGATGCGCGAACCATTGCCGATACGATGGTCCAGAACACTGCCCCGCAAGACGGAGCCGAGCACCGTGACCGTAAGCTTGGACGCCGCCGGACGATGGCACGTCAGTCTCCTCGTGGAGGAGACCATCCGCCCTTTCCCCACCCGAAGGAACGCCGTTGGAATCGACTTGGGAGTGGACAGCTACGCCGTCACCAGCGACGGGGAGACCATAGCGAACCCACGCCACTACAAGAAACTCGCCGAACGGTTGGAACGGGAGCAACGGGCGTTGTCCCGCAAGACCAAAGGCAGCAACAATCGTCGGAAAGCCGCCCTCAAGGTGGCCCGCACCTACGCCAGAATCACGGACATGCGCCGTGACTTCCTCCACAAGTTGAGCACGAGGATAATCCGCGAGAACCAAACGGTGGTACTCGAAGACCTCAACGTGAAGAACATGGCCAAAAGATGCGCGCCGAAACCCGACCCGGACAATCCGAACCATTGGCTCCCCAACGGCCAGTCCGCGAAAAACGGGCTGAACGGAAGCATCATGGACGCCGGATGGTCGGAGTTCCGTCGAATGCTCGAATACAAGGCCGAATGGTACGGGCGACAGCTCATAACCATCGACAGGTATTATCCGAGCACGCAAATCTGCTCCCACTGCGGAGCGAAGACCGGACCGAAGGGCATGCCCGGCCTCAAAGTCAGGGCATGGACGTGCCCGGACTGCGGAACAAGCCACGACCGTGACCTGAACGCAGCCAAAAACATCCTCGCCGCAGGGCTTGCGGTCAGCGTCTGCAAGGACGGCAGAACCGGAACCAAGGTCTCGCATTAGCGTCCCCTCCCTTCTTGTTTTGTCGTGACGAACAGAAACCCGAACCGTGAGATTCGGGAATCCCCCGCATTCATGCGGGGGAGGATGTCAACAGACGGGGAACCCCGCCAAACACGTTCGAATAAACAAAATCCCGGCAGCAAAAGCAACCGGGATTCATAGATGCGGCCTACGCGTCCAACGGCACGGCCTCCTCACGCGCGGTATCAGGTGCGACGTCTATATCGCCGTCACCCCACAACACCGTACCGAGACCAGCACGCGCAGTAGCGAACACCGCAGGATCATTCAACCCAGCGAACGCCGGATAGCCAAAATACTTAGCCATATCCAAGACGCCGCTATAACCATCGCTGAACCTGACTGCCACACGGTGGCCGTCAAGCGGTACCGCGTCAGTCACCAAAACAACACCGTCACACATGAATAAACCTCCTTACCTAAGCGGCTCGATGTGTCCGGGTTGCACATGGGCTTCAACACACTTCCAATTGGATTCGAGATCCTCACGGTGTATTTCAGCCCACGCCAATACCAAACGTTCCTGTTTCCTAGGCAAACCGCCCTTAATCAAATCGCCATCAAACGAGTACTTAGCCCAATGGCCATTATATTCCGCGTGAAAATGCTTCACGGGGCCATGGTCATTGGCGTACATGTAAATGACGATACCGAAAAACCTGCTTATTCCCGGCAACTATGCCACCTCCTTACTTTCGCGCCGATACTATCGGCTGAACATTATCTTCTGCGGATCACTTAGAATCCGCAGAAGATTCAGAGTCAGAATCAAGAAGTTTCCTTGGGTTGCGCACCTTGAGCGCATCGCAAATACGAATCGCGACTGCGAGACTCATCCCACCGACATTACGTTGTCCGGTCTCGAACGCGCCAACACGCGACTGGCTCAACCCTGCTTTGTCAGCCAGCTGTTGTTGCGTCATGCCGCGTTTCAGTCTGAGTTCCCTCATGCCCATGTCAGTATCCTTCCGTAAGAAAATCCACAGGGTCGCATTGCAACGCCTCAGACAATCGTAACGCCGTCCGCAAATACATTTGCGAAACAGGACGACCATTCGTCTCAAAACGGGAGATGGATGGACGTGCGATGCCGCTCAATCCAGCCAGCTCCACCTGCGTTAACTTGCGTGCCTTGCGAATGTTCTTCAATCCGACGACGCCAGCGGACACGCCGCCACGCCACACATGCTCATCTGGATACAGGTCCAACACGTTGCAATGCAACGCCTGCGCCAGCTTCGCAGCCGTACCCAAATACATGTTCCGCGCCTCGTCCGCATGGTTCTCATACACCCACAGGCGCGTGAAATCCACGCCCGTAAGCGAATCCAACTGCTGCAACGTCAGCCCGGAACGCTCACGCAGCGCACGCAAGCCCACGTCAGTCTTCCTCGACCTCGCTCGAAACGATTGTCACGGGGTCGTTCAACAGCACGAACCACGAGACCAGCATGTCCTCGGACAGGGAGTCCGCATACTCGCCAACCTTGTCGCTGAACCTGTCGAAATTCTCCTGCGTGGCATCATCATCGTCGGCGAGACGCTTCGCCTCGTCACCCAACGATTCGGATGGGATAAGATACTCGCTGCACTCCGTCCCCGCCAGACGGTCCAAATAGCCGTCCACGCAACGTCTACGCAGTTCGTCCACCGGAAACTCAAGCCACACGGTGCCCGTCTCATCCCACTTATGACCATGCCTCTTCGTGAATTTCACCGTACGCATGACAACACTCCTTCAAAACGATTCGTCTCTTACTTTAACATCGGCGGCAAGCGAACCTGCCGCCGCTGACATCAATCAATCCAATCCGTATCCCAGTTCAGCATGTCCATTGGAATCATGCAGCCACCGGAACACTGGACGTACAGCCAGGTCGAATAGCCCATGCGAGCCGCCCTCACGCCACGGAACCATTCGCCAAGCCACTCGCACAGGAGCGACGGCAACGAACGACGACGCCAGAACGACCTGCCGGACGCATAATCGAACCCATCGTATTCGGCGATAGGGGAGAAGAAGCCATGTTTGCTCACTGTTTTTCCTCCTTGGTCCAAGGGATAATCTGATGCAACAGGTACGCCGCCGTCGTCAACTGGTCGTAGGCGGCCAGCACGTAAGCCGAATCGGGAGCGTTCCCGCTCCCAAGATTCGACAGCAATCTGACGGCCCCAACGACTTGCCGACCACATTCACACACACGTCGGAATCATGGGCATCCATCACACATGCCCCTCGTCATCGGCTTGCGTCCAGAACACATAATCAAGGTCATATTCACGAGACTTCTCGAATTGTTCCCCAATCTCAATCGGCGTCAGACCAGAAAGCACTTCAGAAGTGAACTCACAATAATCATCGGAACGAGTATTGTCGTGCAGCATGAACACCTGCTCACACCATTCAGGGAACGCTGACCAGAACTTCCGCCACGAATCCTCGGAAACATATTTGGCGAAATCATTGACGCGATAGACACCCTCATAGGGTTCAAACTCACGCTGGTAGAACGGTTGCAAACCCTCGTTTGCCATGCGTTCAATATCGCAAACGACAGCCTCGCCGATCGGCTTGTCCAATGGCATTGCCTTCAACTCGTCAACGGTAATCATCATTCTTTCCTTTCAATCGATACGAAACTCTTCGCCATACTTGACGCAGTGGGCATCCAAATAGGCGTCGAAAAACTCCTGCTCGGAACACGGCGCGAGATTCGCGTGCAACAGCTCCCGCAACTCGTCATCCATGAGATTCACAGCGGCCTCATAAGACACGGGACGCCCATCCCGATCAATAACAACACTCATCGTTCTTTCCTTTCGCTCAGCAGCAGAACTCGTCAGTGAGTTCCGCAAGATTCTTCAGACTCAGCCGCATGAGACGAGACCTCATGCCGACGCCATCGCGTTCCAGACGGTTCACCATGCGCAGTCGCGCCGTACCGCCATCCACGACCTCACAGGAGACAAGCACGCCACCGGACGCGGCGGCATCATCAACCTCGGCCTTATACGCTTCGGCGTCAGCCTGAGATCCGTGCCGCCGCATTTTGAGTGCGCCGCCCACATATTCCGCAGTCCATAGGCACGCCATGTCAGTCAACCTCACGCGCGTAATCGCGCAAGCATTGAGCCTTACTAGTGGCCTTAAGTCCAGCCTGCTTGAAGAACTCACGGATATGACGCCACGTCGTGTTCGACCAATCAGCCGGGTCTCCATTAAGCCACCGGATAGAATCAACGTCACCGTCCGCTGTGGAATGCACGGTGACAATCGACGTGAGATATGAACGCAACGTAGCCGTCACGCCACCCCTTCCATCAGTGGAGACAATGACGGACGCCTTATTGTAAAACGACTGCTGCGGGCTGAACCTCGACTCCAATTCGAACTCGCCATTATCAAACAATGAAAACGACATGATATACTTTCCTTTGCAATTAGAGGTGAATATTGATTGCATGGCCGGTCGCAGTCCTACCTGAGACCGGCACTTTCATTTCCCTGTGCCGCCCCACGACAGCACCTTGCCGCCGTCAACCAGCACGTAAGACTCACCGGCATGATTGCCGACAGCATCAGCCCGCCACTCGCAGATACGTTCGTAGCCGCCAGCCATACTGCCGTCTTCCATGCCGCACTGGGGGATATCCGACAGCGACGTGTAGCCAGCCAAGTCGGCCTGACCGTAGTCAGCCGTCGCATATGTCTCACGCCACCAATTCCATTGCTGTTCAGGCGTCCCATGAGGGTCGGCCACCGGCACGGGATTGCACACCGGCGAACACGCCACGGCGAACGCCGCCACACCTACGGCCAACAGTCCAGCCAGCTTCACACCCTTACGCATTCCGCTTACCTCCCTTGGCGGTCTCGATATAGCCCGGAAGCTTTTCCATGTCGAGATACATGTCGCTCGACACCGGGTCGGCATCATCCCGCCAAGCTTCGAACACGGCATCACGGTCAGCTCCGCCCAACATGGCGTCAGACACCTCGCCATCGAAGTAATCCCGCAGCCACGCGTCCTCACGCCGCTCGTAATCGGATTCATCCAGCACAGGGTAGTAGCGTCCGTCCTTGATAATCATGTCTATCGCATATTGGACGACGGCCTGATCCGACAGTCCGCCATACCCGTCCGTCAACTCAATCGCATAGCCGACACCGCAGAACGCGCGCGGCACATAACCGTAATCGGACAGCCACCGCACGGCAGTCTCGATATTGCTTTCATCCAGCGCGTTATCGAAGTACAGCAGCCGCGAAGCCCGATATGTGTAATCGTTGAACACCGTGTCGGCCTTGCGGATACCCCGCACCCATTCCAGAATGTCCGGCAGCACGTCATCGAACGACGGCAGACCCGCATAGTCGATACCGTCCCATGCGTCACGCAGTTCCTCGTACAAGTCGGCGTCCTCGGCCGTATCCTTGCGAATCCAATGCACATACATTTCTTTTTCCTCACTTTCAGATTGATTGATTTTCAGCGAGACAACGTCAGAGACAGGTTTGAATACCACAGTTCCAAGTCGAGAGCCTTAAGCGCCCTGCACGCGGCCACATAGTCGCCCGAATCCATGCATTCGCCAAACTGCTGCGCATAGGCGCACGTCTCAACGTCATCGGAAGATATGAAGTCCAGCAAGTCGTCAAGGCTGGGCCATGCGCCCTCGGAATCATCGACAGTGCATTCCTCATGGCTGTACAGGTGCCACGTCATACCGTCGAGATTCCAGCAATCCGCCCCTTTGCCGTTCAGTATGTTGCCTAACGTCTCAGGCCAATCCATGAACTCGTAATCGGCAATGACGCTCAGGCTTAGATTGTGCGCGTCGTACAAGTCGACCAGCCGTCCCCAGTCGGCTTCGGCGGAACCGTGGTTGTACGCGTCCCATATGCCCTTAATTTCGTCGGCCATATCCTTGTACCCGGACGGCGGCACCGGACTATCATTGCCACGCATGTACGCAAGAAGCTCAGGCGACGGTGCTGTGATAACGTCAAGACTGGAACCGTCCAAACCGTCAGGAAACTCAGCGCCATTGTATGAATACAACTCCAACGTGCCGCCGCCCCGTTCGGACTCGTGCAAACCATGACGCCCCGCCATGACGTCGTAAAAATCACCAACGGAATTAAATCCAGACATGATTACCCACTTTCATAGAGAATGTTGTTCCGCCGCCACATGACGGCACAGTGCGCGGGTGAGGAATCGCACCACACAGAAACCGCTAGGCCGCGCCATAGCCCACAGAGGGCTACAAGTCAGAACGGCAGCCGCCCATCGTTGACGGCATCACGAACGGTGTGAATGACAGCTCTACCCGCCGCATAAAATGGTCGGCTAGTATGGCATCCTCGCCCAGTCCATCAAGCGCCCCAGCGTCATGCATTCTGTAGAACAGGTCAACCGCCATCAGATCAACGGCCTTATGCGGCCACCTGTCGTAAAAATCACTGGTCTTGATAAAGGCCACATAATCCACCCATGAGTCATGCCATTTTCTGTCATTGCACAGCAATAGCAATACCTCATTGGCAATGTGGCTAGTTCCGCTCTCGATATCCTTGATATCCATTTCAGTCCTCGCTTTCAGAATCATCCAGCTCGATATCGTGCATACGCGCGATAAACTCGAAGTTCTCCCGCTGTTCGTCGCTGCTCAGGGCTTTAACCAATTCATCCAGAAAATCCTCGGCCCCCAGCGTTTCCAGCAACACGTCAAACATTTCATCAGTGGTCATTTCAATACTCCCTTTTTATTAGTTGGTTACATTAATTTTGATAGTGGTCGGCAATTTCCCTTTTAAGGTCAGCCAATGTGCGCGCCTTGATTTGCACGCCACGTTTTCCGTCGTGCCATTCTTCGTTGAAAACGTAGTCCCCACCCCAATCGGGTATAAATTTCCATACGTCGCCCACACGTTTGCCGTCAACCGTCACATACCGAAAATACCCGTCGTCAACGGTATTGCTGTACGACGCGCACGGCGACGTGGTCAGGCTCCGAACTTTTACGATTTTGACAGTCATTTTTAACCTCCGCTTGTTTGTTGGTTACATTTGTAAAGCTGGACGCGTCACACGAGATTGACATAATCACGTATGACCGTATTCCAACCGGTATCCGACCAGACGCACGTATCAACCTTAGCCATAAGGCACGGTGGTAACGGGCCGAAAACGGTGGTGTCCCACAATGGCGTGCACACCACCTTGCAAGCATATCCGGTATCCGTCTCACCGTAGACGGTGACACGCCTCCGGCTTCCGCGAACGCGCGTGATCCGCACGTCTGTCGTGTAGTCGTTTGCAGTACCGAACAACGTGGATCGCATTGCCACAACGCGAAACGCGACAATAAGCGCATGACGCGCCATTGACTCCGCCGCCATGGTGCCGTGAAATTCAAGCACCGGCATTTCACGCACCCAAAGTTCCGGGAAGCAAGACGGTAGGGACCCACGCGCCGCAGTGAGACAGTCGCGCATTATGCGCACTTTCATATTCGTATCCATAATAAACCCCCTTAAGGTCTAGTGTTGATTGGTTAATTGCGTGCCACTAGAGGGTATCGCACCCCCTCATGGTCTAAACAGTGGCGAGAGGGGCGCAACCCTTGCGGATTACGCCCGTGAAGATTTTTATCGGCTAACACCACTCGCTACAGTGGTGCAGAGGTGCATATGCACCCCCTATAGACTTTTAATGTCCGCATAACCCCCAAACGTAAGACGTTGTGGTCAACCGCCCATAAAGCAGTTGACGGGCGCTATAGTATGTCTACCCTCGCAACCCGTTACGCCGTGGTTTACAACCTATGCCGCCAACCATGCTCACGCATGGCAAACATAGACATTGCCACCTATCTATCGGCCTATCCTCATTGGCGGTAGTCTCTCACACTACGCCAAACGTCGGCGGTACCCCCTTACGAGTTCTCGCGCTCAACATTGTCAATCGAGTTCACGTGCACTGCCTAGGCAAAACCGACGCTATCGGCCACGTCCACATAGTGGACATTATGCACACACCCCGAAAAACGCCGCCACCTAACCCCCAAAAAAAGGGGTGAAGCTCAAACTACCGGCCTTCGGTAATACTCTTCATTTTTCAAACACTCGCAACGCTCACAGACTGGACACTGCACCTTGGCACAGTGACCAACGTTCCACACATGGCAGTTTTCCAGCGCATACACTCGATACGCCCCCCTAACCATCTCAGGCTAGGCTATGCGGTGCCTAGGCACCTAACCGCCACGGCTTCATCTGCCGGTTGCTCTCAACCGGTTGCAAGTGGTGTGGTCTAGAGTGTCACACCAACCTTGCTAGGCTGACTGCCTAACCGGTTGATAGCTTCAGTGTACATATCCAATTGGATATAATCAAATTAAGAAAACAGACTACGGCGAAACGTTGGAACAGCGCCGTTCTATCGGCGTGTCGCAACATGGGTAGGGGGTAAACGAAACAAAAAAGAATCTGAGTAGCACAAGAAAAAATAAAGTCAAGCAATATACCAAAATACGGACAAAAAATATTGAGCAAGATAGATATAAATAATAAGGAATACGACACAATGACGCGCATACGTACAACTGTACGAACGAACATTTGTACCATCGAACAAACGTTCAAACCGGGGCTGGGGGAGGGTCCTCCGGGTGTGCCCGTC